AGTAGGAGAGGCCGCGGTACTGTATCTCCTGCCCGTCGAGCACCGACACCAGATCGAACCACTGCTGCGTCACGCAGTCGTAGACCAGCGTCCGCTCGGCGAGCGGTATCGTCAGCACGTAGAACGGGTGCCCGTTCCAGGTCGGGCCCCCGGCCGGCGACGTCAGCGCGTAGGTGCCGGTGAGGAGGTTATTCTTCGCTGCGTTCGAGAGCACCGCCTCAACCCCCGCGGTCGAGATCCGTGTCGGGGTCTGCCCGTTACGGCGCCGGACCGTCAGGTCATTGCAGACCCATATCACGGAGTTGTCCTGGAGCGCGACACTGTAGGGGCAGAGCGGGCTCACCCCGTACGTCATGTAGGTGTCGGACGCCGAGCTGAAGGGTGTCCCGGTCGGGTTCCCGGTGTTCACGAAGCCCTCAGAGGAGCGGGACCCGAACATCAGGATCTCGCGGTGGTCGACGCACATCGCGTAGAACGGGTCCGTGCCGAACTGGCGGTTGAACGAGGCGGCGGTGGTGAAGGTGATCTGCGCGTTGCCGGACACCTGCCGCCCGTCGTCGTTGAAGAACGTGTACGACCCGTTACCGTTATTGTTGTTCGCGAGGAACACGATGTAGCTGTCGACGAACCAGCAGTCGAGCGCGCCGCCCAGGTTCAAGAAGAAGGTGCTCGTCAGCTGCTGCACGCCGCCACCGCCCGAGAAGGGGGTGTACGTGTAGCAGACGTCGGTCCCCGGCACGAGCACCACGAGACAGGCGCCGTTGTCGGTCATCCGCACGAACCCGTTCCCGATGATGCCGCTCGACGAGCCGGGCACCAGCGTGATAGCGCCCGCGCTCGATACCGTGTAGAGGTCGAACCCGATGACGGCGTAGACCACGCCGGCCATCTCCCAAATCCCGCGGAGCGGGTTCGTCAGGCCGCTCGGTGTGAAGGTCGAGAGCCCGGGCCACCGCCGGAGCGAGGCCGGCTGCTGGTCCCGCATGTCGTCTGGCTGCGTCTGCGGGGCCGGCTCCGGGTAGCACCCGATCAGGCGCTTCGAGCCAGCGCGCAGGTCGGCGAGCTGGTAGGAGGCGAGCGGGAGCGGGATGACCTGCGGCTGCGCGATGCCCATCTCTTAGAGCCAGTTCGGGCCGCCCCACGGGCCGCCCTGCGGTCGCGAGAGTTCTCCGAGGTCGCACTCAGTGTACTTGAGGTACCGCTTCGTGAGGCGCCGCATCGCCTGGTAGATCAGGGCGCCGAGATCGAAGCCGTTGACCGGGTCCGGCGAGGGTGGGATCGTGATGCCGTAGTGCACGGAGAGCCAGCCGGCGAGGGCCCACTTCACGTCGCCGATATCTTCGTCCTTGAGGGGCGCGTTGCTGTTCAGCTGCGCAGTTGTCTGCGGGTACCAGCCAATGTTCCCCCAACCGTCGCGCATCTGCGTCAGAAGGTTGTCGTTGAGGATCGTCATCCCGTTGGCGGACTGCGTAGCCGTCGGCTGACGGCCCTCGCGTACGACGCCTAGCTTCTGGAAAGCTTCGGTGATGATCTGCTGGTTGGTAGCTGTCACAGCGCCCCTTTAAAAATTAGTGGGACGTCTCTCCGTGCCTCGTCAAGCCTACTTAAACAGGTGGGCTTTCACCTTAAGCTCCTACCGGGTGAGGGCGGCGGAGCAATTTCTTCTTATTGCACGCGGACCCAGGTACGCGGGTTCACGGCTGCACCGCTGGCCGGCTGGAAGCCGTTCAGAGTGTAGACGTAACGCACGGTCGAGGTAGCCTCGCCAGCCGCGCCCGGAACCTGCAGAGCAGTCGGTGCGGTTGCGCCAGCCACGAACGAGTCGCCCGTGTTAGCGTTAACGGCGGTCAGCGTGATGATGCTGCCGGAGCCGTTGCTGATCTGCGCTTGCGCGCCGTCCACTGGGTTCAGCGGAAGGTTGATCGTCAACGAGATGGCGGTGGTCGGGACCAGCACCAAAACTCCAGTCTGCATCGTGATCGTCGAACCAGTTACTAGGGTTGCACCCGCGTAAAAGTCAAACGGAACGCCAACCACGTCGCCGTGCCCATAACCAACTTGAATGTTGCTCATTTTCTATATTCCTATGGGTTAGGCAGCTGACGCGACTTCGATGTTCCGCACAGCCAGCTCGGGGTAAGCGAGCACGGCGCCGACGATCGAGTCGAGACGAGCCGGGAGCACGTCGTTAGACGGATCCCACTGTTGCGCGAAGCGGATGTTGTACCCTTCGAACGCCTCCGCAGCCGTCATCTTGACGAGGGGGCTGAGGTCGAGCATCGGGGGGTTCGCAAACACAATCGCGTCACGGTACCAGCCGAGGGACTGCTTGATCAGCGCGCCGTTGAGGGCGGAGATCGCGGCAGCGCCGCTCTGACCGAACACGCTGATGACCGCGCCGGCCGCCGGCACGTTGTCAACGTTCTGGTACGCGCCGCCGGTGATGATGCCGGGGGCGATCGGGATCGCAATCGCACCAGCGGTGTCGCTGATGGTCGCGGTCACGACGAACTGCTTGGGGCGACCGAGCGACGCCTTCGTCTCAGGGTCAACCTCGTTCACGCCAGCGATGCTGATCACGTCGCCAGCGTTCAGGGTCGTGAGACCCGACGCCCAGCCGTTGGTGTTCAGCGTGAAGGTGGAAACGAACGCGTTGCCCGCGCCAGGGTTGGACTGACCAGCGCCGTTGACGACCGGGGCCGCCGTGGTGCTGAAGGAGCCGATGACGTGCGTCGGGAGCTTCGTGTTACGGAAGCAGACGTAGCCCGCGGCCTTGTCCGCAATCACACCCTCAAGCCACTGGTCAGAGACCGTGCTCTCGGGGTTGAAGAGGCCCTTGTTGTCGCGAACGAAGTAGCGCGAGGTTTGCGGGGTTGCCGTAAACGTACGCCGGTCGTCTTCAGGGGCCAACGCTTCCGTCAGGTACTGCTCGTTCTGGAGCAGCTGGTCGTAGGTCGCCGTGGTGTTGAAGGCGCCCGTGAACTTCGGGACGTTGTTGACCTGGCCCGTGGTGAAGTTCTCGATGCCGGCCGCGAGACGCGCCATAGCGGGTTCGAGCACTTGCTCCTCGAAGTTGTTCAGCAACATAGCGCGCTCCACCGAGGTGAAGTTGATATCGACACCGAGCTGCTGGTTGACCAGCAGGGTTGCGAAGCGCTGTACCGAGTTCTGTGCGTTCATCTGCGGACCAGTACGGAGGGTGTACTGGAACGGGAGACGGATCGAGAGCTGCTGACCGAGGATGACGCCGTTGATGGGTCCGGGCAGTAAGCTCTGATAGTCACGGTTCGTGCGACCCGTGAAGTTGCTCTTGGCGTGCAGCAGGACGAGAGCCTTGCGAGCAACCCATTGAGCGGTGATGAGTGAGTTAGCCATTATTCCTTTCCGATTTTATTTAGTTCAGACCGCGCATCTTCCTAGCTGTCTCGCGGGCTGACTGTTTGCTTCCTCTGTGCCGTCGAGCGAACTCTTCCATCGACATGTTAGGGTCGACGATATCCCGCTCGGCCGGCCGTCCGCCACCCTTCGTCGGGGTGGGGGGAGGAGGCGCCTTGGTGATGGACTTCTTTTGCCCTGGTTGCGCATCGGGCCTAGAGCCGTTCTGCTTTGATCCTGAAGCGGACTGCTCTGCCTCAATCTTCGCGATCATCTTCCCGACCTGGATGCACTGCTGGGCCGGGGACATCTTCGCTGTGCGGATAGCCAGCGGGGTGTCCTTCCCAAACTCGTACAGCAGTCGAGCGACGTGCTCGGACTGAGCGACAGCGATACCGGCGTCCGGGCAGAGCTGATTCTGCGCCAGTACCGGGTTATTCGTGACTACGGCCGTGTAGTCTTTGTGCGTTTTCGCAAACTCTTCGATTCGCTTCTCGACTACCGCGCGGCGCTTAACCGCCTCATCCTGGCCGTTCACAGTACGAATGATCTCGCGCGCCGCGATGGCGGCCTGATCCTTCGTCCACTTCTTCATCTTGGCTCGATACTTGTCATTGTCGAAGGCGATGTCCGGGTCCGACAGGTCGGGCATCGGCTCGTCTTCCACAACAGGAGGAGCACCTGCAGCTGCGGTCTGCTCGACAGTGGGCTTACCACCGCCCTTCAACCGCTCCAGCTCCGCCAGCGCGTCCTTAAGCTGGGTCTGCATGTGCTTACCAAATATCTTCGTGCCTTCGAGCAGATCGTTCAGCTCTACTATGCGTTCCTCAGCAGATCCTTTCTTAGGAGCCGGCCGGGCTGGTGACGCCTCTTCGTCATCTGCCTCGCCGGTCAAGTCCTTATTGGGATCCGTTTCATCGCTGGGGTCGACGTCTGCGGTGGACGGGTCCGCGTCTTCGTCCGAAGTCCCCTCACCCGAATCGGTCGGGTCGCCGAGTGTTCCGTCTTCGTCAACGATGGGGGCCTCTTCGTCGACCAACGGGTCCTGGGCTGCTCGTGCAGCGCTGCCGCCAGGCGTGGCATCAACTTGGCCCGCGGCGACAGCAGCGACTGCGGCTGCGTCAGCGACACGGGCGGGGGTGGCGCCGCGGAAGGGGTTCAACTTGTCGTCGACCTGCTTCTGCGGTTGCTTCTCATAGTTCTCCAGATCAGCGCGGGAAAAAGGCATGATTGTCTCCTGTTACACGCAATACGCTTGCGCGAGGCGGTCTCACCAGACATCGACAAAAATCAAGCAGCCTTTTTCGGCTTCTTGGGTTTAGCAGCGGCCATCGCCTTGGCGGCGGCGACCCTCTGCTCGTTCAACTCCGATTGGTGCTTCATCGTCAGCGCGTGCTTCTCGTGCATGCGCCGCATCTCAAGCTCGTGCGCGCGGGCCTGACGCTGCAGCTCGGCCTCGTGCTTCTGCTGCTCGCGCACCGCCTCCGCCTGCTCGTTCGCGAACGCGAGGCGCTGGCTGTTGTGGCTCTCCGCTATCTGGCGCTGCTGGTCGGCCTGGTGCTGCTGCTGCTGATGCGCCAGGTCCTGCAGGTTCCCGACGTGCTTGGCGGCGAGATCCATCTGCGCGGACTGCTGATCGCTCTGCCGATCCTGCGCGTCGCCGCCGATCTCATGCGCCAGCTTGATGTTCGCCAGGTGCTTGCCGGCGGTCTCGAACTGGATCTTCTGCTGCTCCACCGGGCTCATCTTGGCGCGTGACTGCGCGATGGCGGCGTCGGCGCCCATCTTCTGCGCCTTACCCTGCAGCAGTTGCATCTCCAGCTGCTGCTGCTGCTCCTGCATCTGCTGCTGCTGGCTCTTCTTCGAGCCGATGCCCTGCTGCTTCTCTTTCTCGGTCGGCTGCACGATGCCCTGCTGGATCAGCGGGATCCGCAGACGGTTCGCCATCTCCTGCGCGTCCGGTGAGTCGATGTTCTTCGCTATCAGGTCCTGGATCACGGGCGCCGCCGACGGCATCGCCTCAGCGAACGAGATCAGCGTGTCGAGCGCTTCCTGCCGCGCGGACTGGAAGCTCGGGCCGATGACAACCTCAACGTCGTAGGACCCCTTCGAGAGGTCGTGCATGATGTCGCCAGTGAACTCGTTCTCCTTGTTCAGCTCGACCATCTTCTCGACGCCGTCGTTACCGATGATGCGCTCGACGCGCTCCGAGTCCATGACGGACGGGATCATGTCGACCATCATCTCCCAGGTGAGCTGCAGCGCGGAGCTGAAGCCGTCGATGAACTCGAAGCTGCCCAGGTCGGAGCGCTTCGTGTGCTGCACGAGCGCCTTACCCGAGACGCGGTTCATGTCCTCCGCGTTACCGAGCGCCGGGTCAAAGTACCCGATGGTGGCCTGGATGTCCTGGATCGACATCTGCGCGAGCGCCATAGCGCCCTGCGGCAGGTCGAGCGGCTGCGTGCGGAAGGGCATCCCGCCCTCAGCGTTCTTGTCAACGTTGTAGGGCAGGTACGGGCGGGAGGCGACGTTCGCCTGGTTCCACTCGTTCTCGTAGCCCTTGATCATCGCCTCGGTGACGAGGTACGGCGCCTTCGGCAGGAGCGCGCTCCGCTCGATCATGTCCGAGGCCCGGGAGTTGTAGCTGCGCTGCGCGTCCTTCGAGTGGCGGATCAGCGACTGGAACTTCTTGCGGCCCTCGATGTTGATGTATCGGCCTGGGCACCGGACGACAGGGATGCGCTTCCAGTCGTAGTAGTACGGCCCTTCGAGGATGGTAGACCCGTCGATCTTCGCCCACATGACCTGCCACTTCGTGGTCTTACGGATCATCTTGTCGCCAGTCTTCTTGTTCTTGGCGATGCGGGTGACGCCGCTCTTCTCGAACGTCAGCCCGTGATCGTCGAGGTGCGCCTCGGTCGCCTTCAGGTCGGCGTCGTACTCCCGCACGCTGCCGTCGGTCATCTTCGCGATCCACTTCTCGCGCGGGACGCGCTCGAAGTACTCGGCGATGCGTACCTCCTTGTCCGTGAACCAGCCGTAGCTGTCTCGCGAGACGTTGAAGCTGTTCATGTTGCCGTTCGGGTACAGCGACTCGTAGATCTCGTCGGAGATGCGCTCCGCGACGATGCAGCGGTTGGCGTCGCCCGCGCACGCGTCGGCGCACTGCGGGTCCCACACCACCGTCTGCGGGTTCGAGATGTTCAGGACCCGGAGCACCTGGTCGAACGCACCCTCGCCGTCGTCCTGCATGTAGGTCGGCATGATGCGCCACGCGCCGAAGCCGCCGGCCACCGCGAACTTGAACTGCTCCTTGTAGATCTGGTCCGCTCGACTACATTGCTCGATCGAGCGGCAGAGGCCCGCGAACACTTCCGCGGTGGCCTCAGACGCGCCGTCAGACGCGGGCCGGACCTTGCCGGCGGGGCGCGTCTGTCGCATGTCGGCGACCACCATGTTGACCGGCTGCAGGCACCGGTTGAAGGTGTAGCACGGTTTACCGCGGCGGTTTTGCAACACGACGGGGTCCCACTGCCCCATCGCCTCTGCGTTATAGATGAAGTTCAGGTCTTCCGAGTGCATGCGCCGGTTCTCTTCCCACGCGCCGACACCCTCGTCATAGAAGTTGCGGATACGCGAGAGCAGGGCCTCGTTATCCTTGATCTGGAAGCCAGGCGAGTCAGGGAGCGTGCCGCGCTGTCCCGGCACGTCCCCTATAAGATCCCAGTTGTCGCCTGCGTTGCCGCTCATTTACGTCGGCATCTCGTCCAGGATAGCGCGCTGGCCGTCGCCGACGTAGACGCCATCGAACGTGTTAGCGGGCACGTACCGGGCCGCGCCGTCGTTCTTCCACTCGTGCACTGGCTTACCGTCCTTCGTCTTTCGGCCGCTGTCCACCAGCTTCTGGTGCTGGATGCGTACCTGGTTACGGATGGCAGGGTTCTTGAAGCTGTACGGGGTGACCTTACCCTTCCGCTCGATCACCAGGTTGTTCATGCCGGCGGTGATGTGGAGGGTGTACGTCCCGAGCTTCGCCTTGCGCCCGTTCGCGTCAACGCGCCGCGGGTCCTCATCCTGCTGGCACTCCTCAGTGATCGCGCCGTCCGACGCGGGTCGCTTGACGAAGCGCCACTCGACGGCGACGCCGTCCTTGTGCTCGATCTTGTGGGCGGCCTGCTGTCGCAGGCGGACCCCATCCTCGTGTGTAAGTTTCAGCGTAACACTCATGCGTTCTCACCTTTGCGCGGTTGCGCTATCAGATAGCTCGTCATCTCTTCCACTCGGCCCTTGACCGTGTCAGTCAATCGATTGAGCGTCGCCTGGTCGCGCGTCCAACCATAGAACCGAAGTGTCTTTGCTCGCGCATCAACCAGAGTGAACACACCGTGCTCACGAAGCTCGCGCTCCACCTGGTCGATAGGCTTCACCCACTCCACACGCCACCGTGCGTCGCCATCTCCGGAGACCAGCTGAACCACGGTAGCCCGCCCTCACTCGCGGGCGGCGCCTTCGCCACCTCGAAGCCGCTCATCACGTTGTAGCGGGTGGCGTCCATCAGGTGATCGTTCTTCTTGATAATGTTCCCCTTCTCATCTCGACGGTAGAGGCGCACTTCCTTGCGCCAGTTCTGCAGCGTCGTGAAGATACGCAGCTGCTGCGTCGAGAGCATGTCCCAGGTCTTGACGAGACCGGTCACGACCGTGTTGTCGGCCTTGCTCACCTTGAGCCCGAGGTTGCAGTACGTGTCGATCAGCAGCTCCCCGTCCGTGCCACGGGCCTTCTGCGCGGCGGGGTCGATGACACCGTGAATCCACGAACCGCGGCGGTTGATTGCCGCGACGTGCACGGCGGGGTCCGCTTGCCCCCTGTAGTATTCGTCGTACGCCACCGCCGGGTAGCATCTGTTGCCGGCGGAGTCGTTGAAGCCGTTGTCGATGTCCCACGCGAGCCAGATCACCGCGGTGCAGTTCCAGCCCGGGTCCATCCCGTACGAGCGCGGCCAGTGAGACGGGATATCGAACGGCTCGATCAGCATCACGTCCTCGGGGATCGGGTAGACCGCCCCGACGCCGTGGCCGGGTATACCCGACTTACGCGCCTGCAGCTCCCAGGGGCGGATACCTGACAGAACTTTCTTCTTCTCAGCCTCAGTTAGGTGCGGCACGTCGTCCATATCCAAGAACACGCTAGACCGGCTCATCTACGACGACCTCCTCTTCCTCAAGGTCCCACGACTCGGTCGGCGTAGCGTCCGGCTCGGGGGCCAGGTCCGGCATGAAGCTGATCATCAGGTCAGAGACACCGAGGAGCGGCGTCTCCGTCAGCACCAGGGTCCCGTTCTTCTCGCCGGGGACCGTGCTCATGAGTCGCATGCTACACTCAGAGTAAATCTCTAGTTTTGGCTCTTCGTCGAGGTGGATCCGGTCCTGGCGCGTGCCCTGGAACGCCTCGCGGCCCTGGTCGTACGACTTAAACTGCAGCGTCGATGTCCCGCCGGACACGTGCCGCACGAAGACCGTCTCGAACGCGTCGGCTAGGCCGTGCTTCACCGTCTTGCGCACTATCAGGTCGCCGGGGATCATCCCGGTGCCGAGCGCGTGCTCCTGGCCGATGGGGCCACAGAATTTTTCCTGCAAAATGTCGCGAGTGTTCTTCGCGGTGTCCGTCGCGACCCACATGTTGATCGGTCGGTCGAATCTTCGGCCCGGCCACCAGTCAGGGTAGAGTCCCGTCAGGTGGAGCGTGTCCGCGAAGCACCCGCAGTGCGTTTTACCTGTTCTGTTTCCGCCGAAGAGCGCGATCTCGTCGTCCACCAGCTCCAAAGCGAAGAATTTCATCTGCTTCGGGTAGTGCTTCCTGCCCAGCGGGCAGTTCCTCAGCGCTGGGTGGTCGCTAGGATCCTGAAACCAGGTCACTATTTGGGTCTGCGACAGCGTCTGCTGCCGCTGGCGCAAGATCTCGATCAGTTTGCTCTTCGCTTTCGCGTTCAACGACTGAATAGTCTGCGTCGATGACTTCGGGTCCAGCAATTCGCTCGGGATCGCGAGCGGTGAGTACACCCTGTCGAGCAAGTCCCGATAGGAGCGTGGATAGTTCCGCATTCTGTTGCTCCACCGTCATAGTCCCCTTCACGTTGAGGTCCATTTTCAGGCTCTCACCGAACTTTTCGGGGAAAAGGTTCGCGGCCACGCGCCCGAGCAACTTAGAATCGCCCCGGATAGCGACCGCCGAGGCTGCGTGATCGAAAACTGACTTCGCCATCTCGTGCGCTTCGTCATACGCTTGGCGAAACTCTTCGTTTTCGCTAATTTCGCGCTGAAATTGCACGTTGGTGACGCCAACCGAGCGCATCGCCTGCTTCATGTCGCCTGTGTTGGCGTACGTGTAGAGGAAAGACTTGCGCTTGTCGTCGTCCCAGTCGAACTCGTCCGTCACCTTAAGCGTCCTGGCGATGCCCATGCTCTCTTCGAGCCGGTTTACAGCGTCACGGAACACCTGATTCCAGCTCAGTATCGCCACAAACTCGGCCTCGGTGCGCCCCAGCGCCTCCGCGGCCTCCGCGAAGTCTTTCAACTCCGCGTATTTTTCCAAGAATCTCTTCTCCGCGGTGCTCGGGACGGGCGGACCGGCCGGGGAGGTGTTCTTCTGCGTGTAGTTACGCTTGCGGGCCGCCTCCAGCTCGGGTACGCCCTTACCGTAGACCGGCAGCTTGCCGCGCTCGATGCGCTGGCAGTCGGTGCAGACGCTGGGGTTCGAGACGTAGCGCGCGGCGCGGTGCCCGGTGACGCATAACTCGCCCGTCCAGAAAAGTTTCCAGTCGCGCGCCTCCGCCTCAGCCTTGGAAACGAAGCGCGTAGGCGTATAGTTGTATAGGTCGGGGCGCCCGTCGCGCAGCGGCGCGACCGTCTCCGGCTTTATCTTAGGCCACTTCCCCCACGGGTTCTTTGGCGTTCCCGGTGGGTGCTCGTCTAGCTTCCCCAGGTTCCCGTACCCTGCGCTCATGCGCGATGCCAATCCTCGCTTCCGCTCATAAAATTCCCGTTCCGGTCGTAGCCGGCGCTCTGCTGCCAGAGCAGGCACTCGTTCAGCGACTCGTCAGGGTCTACCGAGTAGATCGCCTTCTGCCAGACGAACGCGAGGTCGCCGATCCCCGGGAACCCGAGCCGGTCGAAGTCGACCAGCGTGATGTTGCGGAAACTGAACTCGACGACGTCGCCCGGGCTAACCTGCATCGGGATGATCTCGCCGGTCTCGGGCCCGTCCTCGAACCACAGCGTCTTGCCCGAGAGCTTGCTCGGCGCGAACTTCATCACGCGGCCGCCGGGGCCGAGCACGGGCGGCCCGTCGCTGATCTCCTGCCTGAACGCGACTTTGCGCCGCTGGCGCCGGCCGTAGCCGACAGCGATCACAACGCCCTTGTTGATCTCGATGCCAGGCGTCGCCAGCGTCGGGTGCACGTACGGGAGGATCTTCACGAGCACGCGGTCACGGAGGACGCGCACGCTGTTGGCGACCTCTTCAAGTTCCGGCGTGAGTATCATAGCGGTTCCAGCTCAGTCTGCAGGCGGACTATGCGGTAATACTCCTTCTCAGTAAAGGTAGACTCTGGCGCGACGACTGCGTCGACGTCAGTGTCCCGCATCAGCCTGATCTTCTTCCCGACGCCGTAGTCTGAGTCCATGCCGGCCGTGGCCGCGAACGAGACGACGTCGCCGACGCGGCACTCCATCGGGGCGCGCTCGCCGAGCGGGAGCATCCGCCCGGGCCCGACCGCGACTACCTCGCCGCGGAGGGTCCGCTGCCAGTCCGGGAGCTTGATAACTCCCTCAGCCTTATCCAGGAGCGCCACCGCTATCAGATCATCCAGCAATCGCTGGCTGAAATCTATCTTCGACATACGTACCTCACATACGATTTTAAATTTTTCTCCGCCCATCTTCCCTAACCACGTCCTCGGTGCGCACGAGTCATAGGGCGTCGCGGCGACGGCGCGGACCGACCAATTTTTAATACGTCAAACCGCTAACCGTCGCGAGCGCGCACAGCTCAATGATCGCAACCACCGAGGTCGACGTGAACGGTTGCCCGGTCACGGAGTCTACGGCGGTGAACTGCATACCCACCTGGCAGAGCTGCGAGCCGATGTACGGGAACGTCATCTGCCACGCGGACGCGAGCACCTGCAAGTACATCGACGCCGCGAACGCTGGGTACGTGAACGGCGAGCCGGCGGTACCGACCGCCCCGGTCGACACTAACGACACCGGCCCGCAGTTCGGCAGGACAACGCTGTTCGTGATATCGTCGATCTCGATGCTGATCGAGGTCGGGACGACGGGCGTGTTCGTGTGGTCCACGAACTGCAGGTCCATGAAGATGTCGGTGTTCGGGTACGCCTTGACGTTGGCGTACGGTAGGATCGGAGAGCCTTGCAGGTACCGATTACCTATGACCATACGTTACCGCCAGGAGCGGTCAAGCCGGATGCCGCAGTAGCAGACCCCGAGCCGGATGTTGGTCAGGATGATCATCGGAGACCCTTCATCTTGCGCTCGCCGCTCATGCCCTTGAACTCGCGGACCGGCTTACCGGCGAGGACGTGCTTCGCGCGAGCGTGAGCGGCGTGGCACTCCTTCGTCGAGATGTGGCCGGAGACCCAGTCCTCGGTGGCGCGCCGGGCCGTGTGCTTCGCGCTCTCGCGCAGGAGCTTCTTGTCTGACGGGGGTGGGGGCGCCTTGTACGAGGCCAACTCGCCGTGCTGTTGCTCGGGTTCGGTCACGGACTTCTCGCCCTTTGACTTCTTCTTCGCGCGCTTCTTGTCTTGACCCTTCGGGGTCTTGCTGATGCCGAGGATGGCACCGAGCATGGGGGCAATCTCTGCCATCTTATTTCCCTGTCCGCATGTAGTTGTCGGCGCGCTCACCGTGAGACTTGCCGATGTTGGGGTACTTCCGGTGTACGGCCGCGCGCACGCGCGCCTCGACCGGCTTCCCGCTGGCACGGGCCAGCGCGTTGCGGGCGTGGCTCGCGTCCTCGATGGGGTACGAGCGGTCAGGCCCAGCGAAGTTCTTGCCGGCGATCTTGTTCCTGGCCGCCGCCTTCAGCTTAGCCACCGCAGCCGCCCTGGCCGCCGGTTACCTCGAAGGAGGATGTGGCGTACACGCCGCTGCCGATGAACTGCAGCCACGCACCTATACCTTCTAGGTACACGGTCTGCCCGCAGTTGACGCCGATCTCGTTCGGGACCGGGGTCCCGAGCGCGGGGGCGGCCGCAGCGGACGGGGCGGCAGCGTTGCCTTGCGCCCACTTGATGTAGCTCGACGTGCCGGCGACCGGGGTCGCGAGCACGGATCGGATGCGCCACGACGTGACGCCGTCCTGGCGCCCGTCAATGACGACCGCGGCCGAGCTGTCCACCGCGTAGGTGGGAGTCTTCGGCTGAAAAGTTGTATCGACCCCCATCAGGGTGCTCCTACTTGTAGCATTTGCGTTTGCCAGAGCACCACTCGTCCAGGATGTCGCCCTGGTCGACGTGCTTCAGCTCTTTGGACTCCCGCTGCTTGTGCGGTTTCTGTTTGTCGGTGGCGTTGGTGCCCGGGCGCGGGCCGGTGCGGTGCGCCTTTTTGGCGACCTTCGCGTTCTCGGTGTCCCCGCCACCGTGGCTGGATCGTGGACCATCGACGTGCTTGACGCTGCGGCCCTCGCTGTTTTTCTTTTTAAAAATTCCCACCTAGGTCTCCGGGGCCGCGTATGTGTTACGTTGCCCGTGCGCCCACTTGTCGAGGTCGCGTTTTCGGTCAGCTCGACCCTCTCGGGTCCTGTGCGCCTTCTTCCGTTCGTCGGCGTGCATGAACTCCTTCGCTACAGAGACTGATGGGCCGCCGCCCCCGGGCTTAGACCACCCGTGGGCGACGGCGCGCATCAGCTTCGCTTGCGCTGGAGACTTGCTTGGCACTTACGACTTCTTGGCGTCGCTCTTGACGGTCTCAGCGTCAGCCTTCACCGCCGAGACGACGTTCCCGACGGTCACCGCCTTCTTCGCCTTGACCAGCTGGTAGACGGCGTAGGCCGCCACCGCTAGGGCCACCACGAGCCCGATGGCTAGGAGGCTCATCGCTCGGTCAGGGCCTTGTCCCCGTCCTTGTCGCCGCGGTTCTTGACCGCGTCCTGGTAGATGCTGCGCGCGGCGCGCGACAGCTCGCTCTGGCCGCCGCCGTCGTTGACGTCGGAGTGCGGGAGGATCGTCTTCTCGGCGCCGCGCTTGCCACGCGACTCGCCGTAGGTCTCCTCGACGCCGCTCCGGCGGCCCTTCAAGTACTCCTCGCCCTTCATGTTTGCTTTTTCCATCTTGCCCATGTGAAACATTCCTCTGTTGAAATTAAAAATTAAGCCGTGAACGTAGCGGTGACGCTGGAGAACATTCTCTGGATCGTGACCGTCGTCGGGGACGTGACCGTGACCAGGTACTGAACCTCTGCGCCCGCGAGAACTGTGGCGGTGCCGGTAATCGTCACGCCCGTGCCTGCCGTCAACGTGAGCGTGCCCGCGTTCGTGTTCACAATCGTCAACGTCCAGGTCACGTTGAACAGGTTCGGGACGCCGGTCGGCGGGTTGACGCCGGCCGCGAACGAGCCAAGGCCCTGCTTGTACGCGGTAGCGACCGCGTTCTGCACCTGCGCGATGATGTTGAGCGCGGTGTCGGTCGTCAGCGCGGTCGCGCCGCTGGACAGGACAATGCAGTCGCCTGCGCCTGCGATAGCGGTCGACGCCAGCGTACCAGACGCCTGCGCGGTCGCGGTGTACTGGGTCTGCGGCAACACGGAGACCGCGTTGTAGTAATCGTCTCGGAAGACGCCTAATGCTGTCATGAAATTTTCCTCTGCATCAACATCGTCGCCGCCTTTGGCGGGTAAGCAGCAGACCGTAGTGTGGCTACGACCTGCATGAAAAATCTAAATCAGCCGGCGTTGTTGCCGGTGCTGGTGAGCGGCTCCTGGGTCTGCCCCGAGAGCGCGTCATTGTTCTGTTGCCCGAGCCGCGTGGCGGGCGTCGGGCGGTTCGTGGTCCCCAGCGGGAGCTGGTCCTGGAAGTTCGTCGCGGTCTCGCAGCTTGACGGCGTGATCGCGGCGGGCTTCAGGTACCCGGTCTGGTCGGTCGCCCCACCACCGACCGGGTTCTGGTCCCCGCCGTTCGCGCCCCACTTGTCACCGTAGTAGGTGGCGGGCGCGTACACGTTCGGGTTCGCCGACAGGTTCTGCCCGACCGGGTTCTGCTGGCGGACGTTCCCCAAGTACGTCGTCGCCTGCGGGGACGTGATCCCGGGCCCGGTCGGGGTCGTCATCAGTTACCCGTGTAGTTCTGCGCGCTGCCCGCGGCCGGGTACGTGAGCGTCGACGCGACGCGCGCCGTCACTGGCACCGCCCCAGCGACGCCAGGGGGCTGCCCAGCGCCGCCGTTCGCGGGCACGAACTGTGACTGACCGTAGGTCGAGTCCGCCAGGATCACCTGGCCGCGCGACATCTGCGCAAGCAGAGAGTCGGTGCCGGGCGCCGTGGTGACGTTCGTCGGGACCGAGCTGTTGACGATGTTGCCGCTCGACTGCTGCGTGCCGGTGAGCTGCTGCGGAGCGTTCTGGTTGCCAGGCAACGAGTACGTGACACCGCTCGGCTCGCCGCTCGGGTTCCCCTGCATCTGCGCGCCGGCACCTGGCACAGGAGCTGCGCCAGGGTAGCCGTCGTTGACTTCGGTGGGGTTCGCTGTACCGTAAAAGTTCGTCATGGCTTACCCCTGGTACTGCGGAGTCGCGGCGATTGCCGGCACCTTCACGTCCGCGTTAGCGGGCAGAATGTGGCCGACGCCCGAGCTGGGGCTGTTGGTCTGGTTGAAGCCGCCCGCGCCGGGGCCGCCCCCGCCCGCGGGGCCCATGTTCGCTGAGCCGCCGAATACGGTCTGTATCGCGGCGCTGGTCCCGGTCGCGTTCGCGTCCGACATCGACTCATGCACGGTCCGGCCCGGGCGCGAGTCGCGGGTGCCGGCGTTCGTGATATCAACGTTCGCGGGGCAGGTGCCGCGCGATACGCTCGCCGTGATCGTGTCGCCGCTGCGGTTGTCAGAGTTCGGTGGGAACAAACCGACACCAACATTAACCAGGGATACGGTAGCTTGAACAGGGTTCCCCGGCTGGGTGCCCTGGAAGCCGGTGCTGTTGAGTGGGGTGCCGTACGGCGTGCCGAATATGGTCATGGGTTACCCTGCGAAGCTGTTCGAGACGAGCCCGACGCTCGCGGTCGTCATCGAGCCGGGGGTGGGGGCGCTGGTCACCGACTCGGTGTTGGTCGGTACCGGGCCCGTCGAGAGCGCGCCGTTCGCGTTCGCGATACCCTCGACAAAGACCTGGTTGTTGACGGCGCCCGTGGTGACCGCTACCGGGGTGCTCGCGTTCGGGTTCACCGCGACCCCGCCGCACGCCTGCGCGCCGTTCCCGTCGCTCAGCGCCTCGTCAACCGAGAGCGCGTCCCCGTTCGTGTTCGAGATGCCGACGCACGGCGCGACGCCTGCGACGCTCGCGATGTAGCAGTTTCGCGGGATGAGCCCACGCGAGCACGCCTCGATGAGCGACATCTGGACGCCGGTCGCCTGCATCCCGCCGGCCGTCGGGGCCGTGGTCGGCTGCTGGATGACGGGGGTCGGGCCAACGCCTTGCTGCGCGCCGAAGAACGGCGACATCGGCTGCCCGACAACTACGCCCTGATTGGGATACTGCGTCATCTCAGTTGCCCCCGTACTGCGCGGGGGAGACGAGCGCGCCCGTGACCCCGACGTCGGACATCGGCAGCTTCGGGTTCACGATGTTCGTCTGCGAGGACTGCCCGAAGGTGCCCGGCGCGAGGTTCGCGCTCCCGTAGCTTGAGTTCACGGTCCCGCCACCGGCCGCGTTCCCGTTGAGCCCGTTCGTGCCGTTCTGTGGTGAGCCCTGCGAGATCGCCTGCATCAGGGTCGGGTTCCCCTGGAGCGCGGCGGTGTTGTTGCCGCCGAAGTAGCCGCCCGCACCGATCACCTGGTTGAGCGATACCTCGCCGCGCGAGACCGCCGCCATCACCGACTCGAAGCTTGAGTTAAAGTAGGTGACCCCACCGTACGGTGCCGGGTTACCGGCCTGCCCGACGGGGGCGGAGCCGGCCGCGGGGCCGGTGTCGAGCCAGATGGGGGCGCCGGTCGGGCCGGCCGCGGGCTGCGCGCCGGGGGCGGCGCCAAGGTTTCCAATCGACATCTGTGAGATACCTCTGCAATTATCGTCACGCGGGTCTCTCACCACCCGGTCGTCACATCCCGATGGGGGGTGACTCTGTCCACTCGACATCGATCCCGATGTTCGGTGTGTTCGTTGGGGCGCTGCCCAGGTTCAGGCACAGGCAGTCGCTCGCGCCGCGGAGGATCGCGCACTGCGCGATGTCGTCCCCGAACGTGAACTCCGTGATCCCGGGGGTCCCGCCGGCCGTGTTGATGAAGATCTGCGCGGAGCGCACGAGGCTCCCCACCTGGGTGCCCGGGGTCGGGGCGACCGTGAAGTACTTCACCACCGCGCCCGGGGCCGGGTCCAGGCTGTCGTACGGTACCGCGCTCAGGGTGGCGCTGGTGCCGCCCGTGTCGAGCGTGCTCCGCTTGATGATCAGGCAGTTGATCGTCTGCGCCGCGTTCGCGGAGGAGCTGATCGAGATCCGCTTGACGCGTACCGTGGTCGTCGCCGAGCCGGTGATCATGAGGTTATCGCCCGCGACGCCAGAGAGATTCTGGACGCCGGCAGCGTATGTGCTGAGTGTCATGTGGGTGTCCTTAAACTATTTCGCCCTCACCGTCTGTACGGTAACGTACACAAGGGTAAAAAAATTTAGGACTCACCAAACTTGGCTGGCGTGGATGGGATCGAACCACCGACCAACGCCTTAACAGGGCGCCGCTCTGCCGCTGAGCTACACGCCAAATTTAAAAAAATCAATCTCAAAGCGCGGTGTGCCCCAGCTCTTCGGGGTCGGGTGGACGCCGGAGTGGTACCACTTCAGCTCGGTGAGGTGGCACTCCCACTCGCACTCCGTGCGGCCCTCGAAAAAATTCTTGATCGCGATCGGGTGGTGCGCGCAGCGCCAGTAGTGCTGGAACTGCGGCTCGCTCAGCCGGCCCGTCACCGCGGCATCCCGCCGGCCTTGATCCGGCACGGGTCGCAGCAGATGTGTCCGGGCCGCGCCGGGTTCTGGCACGCGTCCTTCACCGTGTACGGCTTGCCGGTCACAGTGTCGTAGCCGGGCAGGCCGTACGCGCACCACTTAGTCTTCGCCTGCGCGGCCTCAGTTCGCACGTTGGTCCCCGGTGTCGAACATATCTAGCTGGTCCGCCGTGCACGCGCCGACCACCGACGGGTCGCCACCGCACGCGGCGACCAGCGCCGCCGCCGCGGCCTGCACCGCCGGGACGAAGCTGTCCGACTTCATGCCCTTGGGGCCCGAGACGACGACCGCGAACACCTCGCCGCCCGACTGCATCGTGAGCGCCATGCAGTCGCAGTCCTTCTCGGTGTCGATCCAGCTGGCGTCAGAGCAGCGCCAGAGGGTGCGGGTCTTCACGTTGTTGCTCATCGGCGGCTCTTCCATCGTTCGAGGGTCCGCATGACCTGGGCCTGCGCGTTCTGCACCTCGTCGATGTACCAGAGGATCTGGCCGTCGATGCGGACCGGGAGCGGCGCCATCCGCCGCGCGAGGAGGCGGCCCAGCTCGCCGTGACTACACTTGAAGAGGACGGTCAGGTTCTCGCGCGTGTACATCGCCGCGGCCCCGCCCAGCGGCAGGTTCACGTTTCTTGGCGCGGGTGTTCCCTGCGCTGGGGTCGGGGTAACCGTGCTCGTTTCACTCGCCATCAGGCTCACCTCGATTGCTGCGTTGCGGAAAAATTTCCTTTTTTCTAGATCTTCTCCAACCTTGTTAGGGCAAAATTTCGGATTTTGCACTTGGTGACGGTGGTGACGATAGCTACCCGATCAGATCTAAGTTATCTGTTGTGTTACCTTTCAACATGTTAGCTGTTCGATCTAAGATCTGAAGGTTCCAGGGGACGTGCAGTCCGCAGACGTTCGCGCCGGCTATTGGTACGATGTGATCGACAACGACAGACTCGCCGGCTGCGCGCCGATCTCGCGCTTCGCGGTAAATCTCCAGTACCGCAGTTTGATCCACCCATTTAGGTGTCGCCATAGCTAGTTTGAAAAATCTCTTGTGATTGCTTGGGTATCTCTTCACCGGTCCGCGTCCGATGCCGCGTAATCCGGCGCGATTCGCTGCATTGGAAATCGCGGTGAGAGACCGTCCGAGAGCGCGTGCGATGGCCGGGAATGACATACCGTTCTCGATCCCGAAACGGATCAATCCAACTAAATGTTCAGTCCTTTGCCGGGCGGCCGCTGCTCGGGCTGCTTGCGCCTCCTTCCGTATAGCCGTCGTCCGCTTCCATGTCTCGGCGTTGTATTTGCGCTTGTGGCTTAGATGGCGTTCACGGTTGTTGGCCTTCCACCAGCGCGCGTACTCGACCGTTCCCGACTTCAGGTTCTCGGGCGACTTTTTACCTTTCCTCATATGACGTACCTCCTCACCACATCGTCCCATTTAAAACCCCCACTGTCAACCGACTGGGGGAACTAAACACTTTGGAGCCGGGCTCCGGCGACGGCGGCGTTACTGTGACTGCCCGGACCAATAGGGGTTTTGAGGTTCTACACGAGGCGGCCGGCCGCTCGGCCTGGACCACGCGCATTATGTCAGACCAGCATATGGCAAGCCAGCCAGGCAGCAGCCCAGCTGGACCACGATACGTCCGTTTCGTGGTCGAGGCGGGGCCGCGGGCGAGCCGATCGGTGGCGCTCATGATTGTAACGTGCCTGAACTTTGACCGCAGTGCAGCATAGTCGCGAGGTAGGGGCCTC